AACATTTCCTCTATACTTGCTAATAGAGTTTGTTGATATGGTCTAATTACAGTATTAACTAACAACAAGTAAGCATCTAATACTTCTTCCCTTCCACCTAATTGGCCTGCTGTTTTAATACCTAAAATCATAGGTGAAGTAATTCTATGTGCTGTTAATATTTTTTGTGTAGTAATGTCTGATAATGTTGTATAATATCCATCAGCACCATTTTGTGGAATTGGTGTGATATCTGGTTTATTTGCAGGATCGTCAAGATCAAGATATAACAGTGAACCGGCGTTATCCGTACCTGCATATTGTTCACGTAGCATTGACTCGATTTGTTCTCTTTGATCAGGGTCTGCATTAGTGTAAGTCGTTATTGCCAACGATGGGGCTAATCCATTACGAATATTGTTTAAATGGAAGTTATCTACTTCTTCATCTAAATCAATAACACGTAAAGCACCTACATAATCAGGTAAAGGATAATACTTTTGTCCTGGTGCATAGGGTCTATATACGTATATTTGTTTTGGTTCGTCCTGTGATTTACTTGGATCATAAGCTGGCAAGTAAGGAATATCATCAGGAACATTTGTAATAGAGTATCTATATCTTTCACTCCATTCATCTGAGATATAGTAACCTTCAATTTCACCTCTATAATTCATTTCTTTAGCTCTTAACCAACTAAAGTCAATGTGGTAAACTGCGGCTACACGCGTTCTATCTCTGTTATAAATTACTTCAAAAGCATATCCACCATATAGCTTGAAGTCAGTAGCAAGTTTTCTATAAACAGCATTCCACGTTTCTTTTGGGTTTGCTGAATCTAATGTAAATGAAGGATCTGCTACTAAACCTTCTCCTACAATACCATCTACAATAGCATTCACACACGTAGAGTGAATAGAACTATTGTTGTATAAATCTATTAAGTGATTTGGAAAGTCATTGTATTCACCATACTTAACGAATTTTTGACTATCACCATGCCCTACTCTTTCCTCAGGTCTTACCCTAGCGGCAAATGATTTTTTAATATTTTTAAAGTTGAAACTCTTATCCATTGTATGTTGTGTATGTTCCGTTTTCGTTTGGTGATAGATATTGAGTTATTGTAGATTCGTTCGAACCTGAAATATAAGCTCTATCTGAGTAAATTAAATCTGCTAGTGAACCTGAGTCACCAAAATCGTCCCAAGTTTGTGTTGTAGTACTCCATACATCATCTGTAGAATTCCATGTTGAGGCTTCTACTTCTGATACATTATAAATTTTTATATCATACTGACCTGATGCTGAAGGTACTGCTGAACCACTATTAGAAATTACTAACCAATTCCTATATCGGTTTGGTGATGATACAGTTAATAAATCAAAATCTCCATTGCTTTCATCATAAGATTGACTATAAACAAGTTTTAACGTGTTATAATACCCTGAAGCAGTATTTACTGTTTGTACCCAAACAGCATTAGTATTGGTCGTTTCTGATTTATCGAATTGTAGCATCTTCTTATTTTAAAATAGGAATAGGGGTTATGCCTAAAGCAGCACAACCCCATTCCATTATAGTATTATTATCCTACTGAAATACCAGATAGGACAGCTGTTAAGTCTGAACCAGATACTTCTGATGCTGGGTCAGGTTCTTGTCCGTTAAATGTAAGCTGGTAAGCGTTAGCATCTCCAAATGCAGTACCTGATTGGCCTTGACCTGCATTTAATGATAAACCATTTTGCTCTCCTAAGTAGAAGAACTTACCTACTCCGTCAACTGAACCATTGTTAGTTTCAACGATCATTTTAATAGTCACGTTTTTAGCTAACAATCTAACTTGATTACGAGTAGCTGATTGCATTTTATGGAATGAAGCATTAACCGTTTGATCGAAGAATACAGTACCATTTTCGGTTGAACCGTTAATAGTTTCTGTAAAGTCTCCTGTTTGACGTGTTAATTCAAATTTATAAAATGTACCACTACCACTAATAGCTGTAATCAAGCCTGTAGAGCCTGAACCTGTTACAGAATCAACTGAACCAGATAGAATGTAGATGTTCTTAATACCACCTGTGTTGTCTCTACAACCTAAGGTGAAACCGGATGTTATATCACATGTACTCATAGTTTAGATTCTGTTTTAAAGGTTAGACTTAGGCGTTGTTACTCACCCAGAATTCAGGGTATGCTACGTTTACACCGAGTTTAGTTGCAATTCTGTGTCTCAATTGGTCAGTATTAATATCATACCACAATTGGAACTCAGAGAAATCACTCATCAAGTCAGTACCCGCAACAATTTGTTTAGCAGGTCCTAACACGATACGGCTAGTATTGATACCAACTGTACCTACTACTTTTACGTTAGGTTGGAAAGGCATTCCAATTTCTAACAATCCACCTCTATTTTGGATAGATACTGGATCGAAGTAGAAGTTGTTAGCTGAACGGATAGAAGAGATAAACTCACGGAATTTACCTACACTCATGAAGAAGGTAAGATCGTCTCTATCTGCTACGTCAGTTGAAAGTCCTTCTAACATAGTTTCTAAGTTATCCAAGCTAGCAGTAGTAGAACCTACGATTTGACCTGATGTCAAAGCAGATCCTGCTGAACCTGAAGATAAGATACGTAACAAACCATCAGATTCACAAGTTCCACCGAAGCTAGTAGCTGAACCTGAAACTTGTTGCCACAAGAATTGGTCGTTAGCTTTCTGGAATTTGTTTACCAATAAGTCTGAATAAGCCCCCGCTAATGCGAAAGTTTCGTTGTATGAACCTGGCTCTAGAGCCGAAATACCTAAGTATTTTTTGTCCATGTCTTTCAAACAAATACCATCTTGTGATGTACGAGGACATACTGTGATATTTCTTTGAGTAAATTGCAATGAACCACTGAAATCAGTAGAACAGTTGCTGTTCTGAATGTATAGGTCAACTTCCATTAAGTTGATAGGCTCTTGGTACTTTACTCCCTCTTGGATAGTAATGTATTCCATCGTAGAGCCACCATATACGGATTTAACAACGAGTTCACCTGCAACTTCGTTGTTGAAATCATTTAATGCTGATACATTTAATGCCATAATAGTTTACTTTTACTTTTTGTTTTTAATTTCTGCAAGAGCCATTTTAATTCTGTCTGCATTCAGGCTCTCCTCTACGTTGAATGCTTTGAAGCCACGTTTAGCAGCTCCCATTTTTTTACCAGTTGAAGTCTTAGTAGGTTCAGCAGCAGGTAAGGCTTCCATTTTTTCCACCTTATCTTTTAAAGCAGCCATCTCTTCTTTCACTTTAGCCATCTCATCTTTTACTTCAGATACGATTGCTTCAACGATGTCTTCGATTTTAGCTTCTGCTTCTTCTAACTTTTCCTCAACTTCTTCTTCCATTTCTTCCTTGTCGTGTTCTGCCATTGCTTCTTCTTCTTCAGAGGCCATTTCCTCTTTAGTTTCTTCAGCTAATGCTTTCTCACCGTCAGCAGACTTGATTTCTTTAACTACAGATCCTTCAGTTACAATTTCGGTTCCATCTTCAAGTCTATGCTCACCGTCAGGAGCTGAGAGTTCTTGCCCCTCAGCAGTAACAACAGTTACTTTATCGCCGATCTGCAAAGAGTCACCTGGAAAACGTAGAGTAAAAGCACCGTTAATGTCCTTTAACTCACCAAAAGTTTCTTCTACTACCGTAGTTTCTTCCATACTATCTGCTTCAACAAGGTTAAAATGTGATTTTACTAAGTCTCTTAATTCGTTACTTGTCATAATCTGTTAATTTGTTGAAGTTAAATTTGGATAATCAAACCATTTTGATTATCTTGTGTATACATATGTAGTGGATTGAAAAGAGAAAAAATGAAACAGTTTAGAGATACTAACTATTACGTAGATAAAAATGGTGAAATATTTAGGTTTATTCCTGAAAGGACACGTTCTTACATTCGTAAACAACATTCTAATCCAAATCGTACTTTTACCCAAACCATAACATCTCCATCACGATATAGACAACTTAAACCATCAATACATAATGCAGGTTATAAACAAGTATCTATATACTTTGGTGATGGGAAAAAATCAGT